CCGGAAAGATAGGTAGCGCCAACATGGAGAGAAGCCACTCAAGAGAGTGGCTTCTCTTTTTGCTTTGATGGAAGAACGGCTATCGTATAGTGCAGGCTATTCTTTTTGATTGGATAAGGTAAAGTGGTTCACATATCCCATTACGATCCGGTGAATTGAATTCAGCAGGATAGTTGGAAGTACACTACAAACAGATCGGATATCCGAATCAAGAATTTCTGAGTTTATTCAACAGGATATTCTATGAAAATTCTTGTATTTTATGTTGACAAACAGTACTTCAATATGGTAATATTATTCTTGCGTTTGAGAGTTAGACGTGAACTCATTATCCGGAGAGATGGCCGAGCGGTTGAAGGCACCGGTCTTGAAAACCGGCGATGTGAAAGCATCCGTGGGTTCGAATCCCACTCTCTCCGCCAACTGAATTTTTCCATCGACCTGCGGAAGTACCCAAGAGGCCGAAGGGGCTCCCCTGCTAAGGGAGTAGGGCGTGTAAAAAGCGCCGCGGAGGTTCAAATCCTCTCTTCCGCGCCAAGAAAAGCAAGAGAAAACATTGCGTTTTCTCTTGCTTTTTCTTTTATATCGCATCGTTTTGCTATAAAAAGTTGAATTCTTGCATTTCAGAAAATGCCTTTACCCCTAAGTTTACCCCAATTGGATTTTTTACCCCTAAAAACTATGGAAAGAAGCTCCACCGGCTGACTGACCAGTGGAGCTTCCTTTTATGCCTTTTTCAGCTTTTCATAATATGACTGCGTTCTTGCTGCGGTGTCCTTCATCATCTGTTCTGATGTGTGGGCGTAGACGTTCAATGTGAAACTTGCGGTAGCGTGTCCCATGAAGTCCTGCACGCTTTTAATGTCCGCGCCGCTGGCGATCATCACTGTGGCTGCGGTGTGGCGCAGATCATGCACACGAGCGTCCGGGCGTCCGATACTGGCGACGATTTTCTTAAAATACTTGTAAAAGGTATGAATGGCGAGGTGCGCCCCGAGTTCATCTGTAAAAACGAGATTTTCGTCGTTGCTCCATAGCTTACCGCCTTTGAGCTTGTTTTGCGCCTGCCGACGCTTTTCATCCCGGAGATATTCAAAGCAGAGTGGGGGCGGCTCGATCGTGCGCGGCTTGCCGCTCTTGGTGGTGTCGGCAATGTAGTAAGCGCCGTTCTTTTTCTTCTCACGCTGTAGCTGCTGACTGACGGTGATACGCCCTTTTTCAAAGTCGACCTGTGACCACGGGAGACCGAGCAATTCTCCCTCACGAAGACCGGCAAGCAGGCAGACGGCAAGCGCGTTTCGATAAGGACTGTCCTCGATCGCTTCAAGGAACTTCGGAATGTCCTCATCACGCAGCGGCGCTATTTCGCGCTGTACCACCTTCGGCTGCTCTGCGGCGTCACAGGGATTACTTACAATGATCCCCTGTTTCAATGCAACAGAGAGGGCCTTATGCAGTACGGCAGCGCAGTTCTTGACGGTCTTTCCGCTCAGCCCCTTCTTGGTCATGGCGTTATAAACCTTCTGGACATGCGCACCGCGCAGAGCTTGCAGCTCGATAGCGCCGATCTGAGGCTTGATGTAATTCTTGATACAAGCCTGATAGTGAAGATATGTCGTCGGCTTGATCTTATTGGCGGCAAAGGTGTCGAGCCATTCATCAAGCCACTGTGCGACTGTCGTTTTTTGTGGTGTCAGATATGTACCGCGGTCAATTTCACGGAGAATGGCCGTCATCTGCTTGCGAACGGCGGCTTGCGTGTCTCCGTAAATGCTGCGGCGAATCGGTTTTCCTGTGCCCGGGTCATTGCCGACGGTCACGCGAGCTTCTCATCGACCGTCAGGACGCTGCCGGATGCTGCCTGCGCCCGACGCGGCGCGCGTATTTGCTTTTCTTGGCATTGCTTTTTCCTCCTGCATTTGTTATGATTGGAGGGCAGTAGGCTTTTCGTTTGCTGCCCCCTATAACCGTCCTCGGTGCTGCAACACCGGGGGCGGTTTTTATTTTGCTATTTTTGCGGTTGACTAAGAACGTTTTTGTGTTGCTGTTGAGTATAGTCAATAAAGCTTGAAAAAGCAGCGGCAGCAATCTTTTCACAATTATATCGCCTGACATCACAAACGTCTTGCAGACGTTTTATTTCGTCAAAGACCTTTGCGCGCTTTGACAAGATTTCTGAATCCTCTTTACTTACAGACCAACCAACAACGTCACATTCCGATGAAACATTCAGAGTAGGCAAAACTGCACTTTTATAGTGCTTGATCTTCACTGTTGCCTCTGCGTATTCCAAAACATTTATTACAGGACTAACGAGATATTCAGAGTTATGTTCGATAAGAAAAGATAGATAGGTGCAAATTTCACTAAGATAATCGTTGCCATTACTTGAATGATGTATTTGAGCAAGAATTTTAACGGCATTTTCGGATAATCCTGTTTTCTTACAAATGTCTTGTATTTCTACATTTGGCGTTTTGATATCGGTTAGTCCTAAAAGAAAGTCTGTCGATACTCCATAGAATTTTGAAAAGCAGCTCAGATATTCAGCGTTCATTTTCAAGTTTGTCCCAAACTTGGAATGGTTTACTTCACTTACTTCGTAATTCATTAAGCTGTCCCGGCTAATTTCGATTCCGTATAGCTCTTTTAATTCCTTTTTCAGCTCGACATGAGACATTTTTTTCCCATTTATCAAAGTTTCCTCTCGAAGTTCTTTTAAGCGCTTTCCCATTTTTATAGATTGCTCGTTTCGATTCATATACTATCCTCCGAATGGTTGAATTAAATCAGGAAAATTAGAATTAAGCAGATTTAAATTTATTTGAATCTGCTTGTAATTAGGATGCTGAATGTGTATAATTTAATCATCATCATAATGATGATAGCTGATTTTAATCAAAAAGTCAAGAGAGGAGGAGCGATAATGGAAAATTTGTTTTTGCGGCAGAGGGCGAAAAAAGAGGGCATTCCGCTGTGGAAAATTGCTGCATCAATTGGAATTAGTGAGCCGACCTTTACTCGATGGCTCCGTTTTCCGCTTTCTGAGGACAAGGAAAGACAAGTTTTCGAGGCAATTTCTAAACTTGAGAGGGAGGGACGTTAAATGGAGCAACCGTTGGCGTATACGGCGACTGCGTTGGCTGAGGCGATGTGTGTCAGCAGGCCAACAGTTTATCGTTGGATGAAGCTGCCTGGTTTTCCAGTCGCAAAGCTCGGAAACTGCGTGCGGATTCCTGCAAGAGCATTTGAACGGTGGCTTGACGAACAAGCGGGGGTGATAGACAGTGCTCAGTAAACTACGAGAAAAAGCCCCTGCCGGTGCTGGAACACCGACAAGGGCAGAGGGAAAAGGCTTGGTGACCACGTTTCCTCTCGAATATCTTAACACAGGAATTCAGGAAAAGCTACTCATTTCTGATCTGCTCCACACCGGCAGCGAGAACGGCACGACGCTTACTGAGCTTGTGCAGCTTACCGGTGAGGACGAGCGCTCGATCCGCCGTCGTATTCAGCGGGAGCGAAAGTCCGGCAAGCTGATCCTGTCCGACAATCAGTCTGGCTATTTTCTTCCCGCGACCGAGGACGAAGTCAAGCGCTTCATCCGGTCTATGTCTCGTCGCGCTCGTGAAATTAGAAATGTCGCCTGCGTTGCGGAGGATGCGCTTGCACGGATGACGGGTCAGGAATCTTTGGAGGGTTGGCATAATGGCTGAACGCCGCATGTTCTCTAAAACTGTCATCAACTCTGCGCGTTTCCTGACAATGCCGCCGTCCTCGCGTCTGTTGTACTATGATCTCGGCATGGCCGCAGATGATGACGGCATTGTGGAGGCGTTCACGGTTATTCGCACGACAGGAGCTGTTGAAGATGATCTGCGTGTGCTCATCTCCAAAGGATTTGTATCCCTCCTGAACGATGAGTTAGTTGCATATATCACCGACTGGAACAAGAACAATCAGATTCGCAAAGACCGATATCAGCCGAGTATTTATCAGAATTTGCTGGTTAAATTGGGCGATGGCGACCAACGGTTAACCAATGGTTTACCAAGTGGCAACCAACGGTCAACCCAGTATAGTATAGGTAAGTATAGTATAGATAAGGCTAATACTTCTCTTGTCTCGTCTGACGGCTCGACGAAAGCAAAGAATACTTTCGAGCATGATTCTCTTCAATATCGCGCAGCTCGTTGGCTTGCCGATCAAATCGAAGAGCGTTTGCCAAACTGCACACCGCATTCAGAGACAACGCTGCAAAGTTGGGCAGCGGACTTCGACAGGTGCAATCGACTGGACAAGCACGGGTGGGAAGATATCAACGAGGTCTTGCAGTTTTCGCAGTCTGATCCGTTCTGGAGCACGAATATTCTTTCGGCAGGAAAGTTCCGGAAACAGTACACGCAGCTTCTGGCGAAGATGGGAGGAAGTCCATGATCGATGCATCGCAGTTTGAATATTCCCTTGCCGCGGCGGTATGTCTTGACCCGAAGAGAATTTTGCAGCTGCGGCAGATCGTGAGGAACGAGGATTTTTCTATCCCTGCCTGTGCTGCGGTCTTTGACGCTGCGGAGAGGGCCGTATCGCACGGTAAGCCATTCGACGCCAATATCGCCGCGGATGGTCTCAGGGGCACGGTAGACGATCCGCGAAAATTCCTCGCCGAGTGCATCGACGTGACCCCCACTCTTGCGAACACGGATGAGTATGCACGGCTGCTACATAAGCGCGCGGCGGAAAGGCGACTGCGGGAAAATGTGCTCGCGGCGCTTGAAGAGGAAAACCCGGCCTGTGCCGTCGCTGAGATCTGCAAGGCACATTTGCTTGACAGCACAGGCGGCAGACTGAAAAGCGTCTCTCAAGCGCTCACAGAGACCTTGCAAAGCCTTTCGGCAGAAGAGCAAGCGCGTATCAACACGGGCTTCCCGCGGCTGGACAGCATCGTCAAGGGATTCGAGGCGGGGCAGCTCATCATCGTCGGCGCGCGTCCCGGCGTCGGCAAATCCGCTTTTTTGCTTGACCTCGCAGAGAGCGCGGCCAGAAGTGGAAACGAGACGCTTTTCGTCTCACTGGAAATGTCCGCCGCGGAACTGACGGAACGTCTGCTTGCACGGCGCAGCATGGCGACAATGGATAACCTGATCGACCGCGATTTGAATGACGAGACATGGGGGGATATCGCAGCCGTGTCGAATCGGCTGGAACGTTTGCCTTTACATTTTTGGGACAAGCCCGCCGCGACAGTAAATAAAATTCGCGGTGCTGCGGCGACGATTCAAAATTTGCGCCTGATCGTGGTGGATTATATCGGGCTGATGCAGGCCGACCGCCGTGCGGACAGCCGGAATCTTGAACTGGGCCAGATGAGCAGAGACTTGAAAAATCTCGCGTCTGAGCTGCAAATCCCCATCATCGCAGCCGCGCAGCTCAACCGCGGCGTAGATGCCACCGAGCGCCCGACCCTGCTTTCTTTGCGCGACAGCGGAGAACTGGAGCAGAACGGCTCGAAAGTGTTGTTCTTGTGGCGCATCGACGAGGATGGGACTGTCGGCGTCTCTGTGGCGAAGAATCGCCGGGGCCGTCAAGGTGTCGTGCAGATGAGGTTTGATGGCTCGCACCAACGTTTCACCGAGCTTTCCGAGCCGTACCGCGAGCCGGAAAAGCGAAGCCGCGGCGGATTTTTGGGAGGAACTTAATCGCAGATCATCTGCGGCACGGAAGAAAAGATGAGCAAATTCTGAATTCATTTTGGGGGCAGTATGGAACTCATCCAAGCAATCAAAATCTTAGAAACGATCAAACTCGCACACTGCGAGCAAGGCCGCTACCGGCAGCGGGACAGGCTGCAATCCGAGCGCTGAGGCATCCGAAGATCCGAAGCTTATTGGCGGGGGTATACCGCTGACATTGGGCTGTAAAGTCCTGATTTGTCCACAGAAAGGGGGGATTCCTATTGATGCAAAGAAGCAAAAGGCACTTGCAGCACTGATGAGCAGCCCGACAAAGGATGCTGCCGCAAAGAAAGCCGGTATCAGCACAAAGACCATGACGAGGTATTTGCAAGATGATGAATTTTCCGCCGCTTATAAAAAGGCTGCCGCTGATTTGGTAGACAGTGCAACGAAACAGATGCAACAGAGCCTTGCATCCGCTGTTGCTCGCCTAAGAATAATTGTTTCAAGTAATCAGGAGGCGACGACAAACCAAATCGCAGCGGCGAGAACGCTGTTAGAATACAGCCTGAAATTCACAGAATTCAACGACATTTTGAAGATTTTGGAGGAACGTGATGCACTATGACAGACTGAAAACGCGTGTGTTGGCTGCGGTGCGGTCATCTCCGTCGGGCGTTGCCCTTGTCATCCTTGAAGAAAACAACACGTGGGCGGCGCAATACGGCAAAAATCGCGGCAGCTTCCCCACACAGGCAACAGCATTGCATTTTGTCCACCAGCACGCGCCGCAGAATGTACCTATCATCATTATTGATTTATAAGAGAAAGGAATTTTGACTATGAACTACCAGAAAAAAATCTATGATACTGTTAAGAGCTACATTGAGAGCATGTCCGCTTTGGACGAAAAAGAGCGCGAGATCAACAAGCAGGTGCAAATGGAAACCCTCGCCCGTGTCACCGCAGAACAGCAGCGCGAAGAGCTGAAAGCACAGCGCAGCGCCGCCTATACGGAGGCTATTCAGGAGATCGAACATATCCGCCGCAGCCATACCGAGGCCGTGGACAAATGGAACGAGCTGGACGGCTCTAAATTGAGCGATGACGCGAAGCTTCTGGAAATGGATCTTCCCATGAATCAGGTGCAGTTTCAGCAGCTTTGCACCAAGCACAAGGACAACAGCCTTATGCTTTCGTTGCTTTGCCAGTATGCCGACCGACACAGAGATTCCGACCTTTACGCCGACCGCCCCGCCGATGCTGCGACCCGCAAAGCGGAGTTTGACGACTATGCCGCCCGTGCAACCAATGTTTGCCGAGAGCCGCAGAGCATCCGCGCCGGTCTGTTCCTTGAAAATAACGGCGTGGCGGAATCTGTCAGCTACGAATATTAAGGAGGGAATAGCACTATGGAACTGAATTTTGATTCCGGTGTCAGGGAATACACCGTGCACGGCGTTAAGGGCGATGTGATCATTCGATTCAACCCGACTGACGGCGCATTTATCCAGCGTCTTTACAGCGCATTTGATACGCTGGACAAGAGACAGGAGAAATACGCAGATGAGGTGCGAAAGTGCGGCGACCGCGTTGAGATTTTCAACATCGCCGACCGCCGCGACAAGGAGATGCGCGAGATCATCGACGGCCTTTTTGAAGAGCCGGTATGTGACAGCATTTTCGGCAGCATGAATCTATACGCGATGGCGGACGGCCTGCATGTGTGGACAAATTTCCTGCTTGCGCTGATGGATGAGACAGACAGCGCCTTTGCTCGTGAGCAGAAAGCCACGAATCCGCGCATTCAGAAGTACACGGCAAAGTATCGCCGATGAATTGGGGCTTGCCTACCTCCGTCGAGATCGGCGGAGAGAGCTATAAGATCCGCACGGACTTTCGCGTTATCCTCGATATCTTCGTAATGCTGAGTGATCCTGATTTGAGCGGCACTGACCGCGCAGAGGGCATCTTGCAGATGTTCTATGTCTCGCCTGAGGATATCCCGCCGCAGCATTTGCAGGAAGCTGTAGACCGTTTTACATGGTTCCAGAACGGCGGACAGGAGACGGACAAGAAGAAATCGCCGAAGCTGGTCGATTGGGAGCAGGATTATCCTTTGATTCTCCCGCCCATCAACCGAGTATTCGGACAAGATATCCGCGGAATCCCTTATGATGCGGAGACCAACACCGGGGGCGTCCATTGGTGGACATTCCTCGGGGCCTATAACGATCTTGGCGACTGTACCTTTGCACAGGTCGTGCGCATCCGAGATAAAAAGGCACGCGGTAAGACGCTCGATAAGGATGAACGTGAGTGGAGCCGCCGCAATGCGGATCTTGTGATGCTCAAAGAAAAATTGAGCAAGACAGATGATGAGACCATCCGCGCATGGATGGGAAAAAAGGAGTGATTCAATGGCAAAAGCGGATGGAAGTGTGATTTTCTCCGTCGATATGGATTCAACCAGAGCACAAAAGAAGCTCTCTAAGCTGCGCGACCAGATTTATGAGCTGAATGACAAGCTCGAAAAGGAAACAGGCACTAAGCTGAAGCTCGAAAAGCAGCTCGACGCGGCGACGCAGGCGGCAAAAGCAACGGAAGAGCGCGTGAAGAAGCTGCGGCAGGAGGTCGAACGCCTGAATGACCGAGAGTGGATCCAGAAGCAGGGATATTCCTCAAGTGAGTATCAGGCCGTCATTGCTCGCCGCACTGCTGCTGAGGCAGAACTCAAGGAACAGGAAACGCTTTTGCAGGCGCAGCAGAAGGAAGTAAAAACGCTTTCTGCCGATTACGACAAGACGACTGCTGCGGTGGAAAACCTGACCACGCAGTTGGATAAAGCAAAGCTGGCAGCCGGTGAGATGATTGCAAACGCGGAGCAGGAACGCAAGGAGCGAGAAAAGGAAGCATCTGCGTTTGCCAAAGCAGGAAAGCTTGCAGACCGTTTTGGTGCGCAGGTCAAGAGCCTTGCGCGCAGTATGCTTGTCTTTTCGGTTATCACAGCGGCGCTTGCCGCCTTGCGCAAGCAGATCAAGGCATCCATTGAGAGCAGCGCGGAAGCGTCTGCCGCTTTTGCTCGTCTGAAAGGTGCGCTGCTGACATTAGCTGCGCCGCTGATGGATGTGCTGATCCCGGCGCTGACATGGTTGATGAATCTTCTCTCGGCGATCGTGTCGGAGATCTTGACCATCTTTTCGATCCTGAGCGGCAAATCAAAGAAAAGCATGGAGGTATCCGGCAAAAATCTTTACAAGGAAGCTGCCGCCCTCGATGTGACCGGCAAGGCCGCAAAGGAAGCAACAGACGCACTCGCGGCGTTCGATGAGATCAACAAGCTCGGCACGACGAATACCGCTGCCGGTGGTGGCGGCACAGCGGCGATCGCGCCGGACTTTGACTTTGATGACGGTCCCATGATGGAAAAGCTCGATAAGGTATTTACAAAGATCAACGATATCTTCAAGACCATCCGCGCAGGGCTTGAGATCGTCATTGATGACCTCAAATGGAGTTTTGACAATAAAGTCATTCCACAGAGCAAGGCGACCTGGCTGACCGTTTTGACGGCGCTGCTCGGTGCAACGCTCGGCGCGGCGTTCGGCGGCATCACAGGCGGCGTCATCGGCTTATCCCTCGGTGTGCTGCTGGGGCTGTACCTTGTGGGCCTTGACCCCGAAACATGGAAAACCGAGATGGACGCAGAGGATGCATGGATCGTGGTCATCACGGCTTTGCTCGGTGCGCTGCTTGGCAGCGTGTTTCTTGGCATCACCGGCGGCGTGGCCGGTTTCAGCCTGGGCGCGATCCTCGGCCTCTATCTCACCGGCTTTGCAGAGGGGGACGAGGAACACGGCGGCAAGTCACAGCTTCTTTCCGAGTTGATCGTCGTGCTGTGCGCGCTGCTTGGCGCTGTTATCGGCTCTATCGTGACGCCGGGCGTCGGTACAGTCGTCGGCATGGGATTAGGCCTGATTCTCGGACTGAGCATTTACAGCGTCCGCAAAGACCCGAAGAAGGGAACGCAGCGGCTTGTCAGCATTGGCCGTAGTGTGCTGCTCGGCCTGCTGGCCGGTGTTCTCGGCGTCGGTCTTGCCGCGCTCGGCATCGTCAGCGCGGGCACGGCGTTCATCATCTCGGCGGCGATCGGCCTTGCGCTCAAATTCTTCGTTGACAGCGTGGATGACAGCAAGGTCAAAAAGGCGACGTCCGGCTTTACCGGAACGCGCGTATCGGCGAGCAGATCGACTATCAGCCGTGCAGCCATGCAGAGCCTGAACGCCAATGTGCCTGTGTACAACGATATCCCGCAGCTTGCCAGCGGCGCGGTCATCCCGCCGAATCGCAAGTTCCTTGCCGTGCTTGGCGACCAGGAGAGCGGGACGAACGTAGAAGCGCCGCTTTCGACCATCAAGCAGGCCGTTATGGAGGCGCTTGCGCAGGGCGACCGCGAGCCGATCAATGTCAATCTTGTGGTGGACGGAAAGACGCTTGCCCGCGTGGTCGTTCCCAACATCAACAACATGACGCGCGCAGCCGGTAAGCCCGTGCTGCTGTACTAACAGGAAAGGAGACTGCAAATGTTTATCTTCGGCTATGATATCGTGCTCGACCGTCTGGAACGAGTGATCCACCAGCTCGTGGAGTTGCAGGCGGCGGAGTAACAGGAAATTGAGGCAGTAGATGAGAACCAAAAGCAATTCTGAATACCCGCTTTGCAAGCTTAGTAAAGAAGAGATCGCGGAACTTTTTGCGAACCTCGAGCCTATTGAACTTCCGGATGGGCCGCTCACAAACGAGGGAGAACCGTGCGTAATCACAACTTGCACATTGACAGTAGAAGAACTTGGACTCAAGAACCATGCAAAGCGAGGAAAGGTTTGCTCAGAGTAAAGAAGAGGACTGCACCGTTTTGTGCAGTCCTCTTTAATTATGTTAGTGCCTTAACAAATTCAAGCATCTCGGTTACATCTTTGTCGGGAAGCATCATAACTTTTCGGATAATCTCTTCTTTCAACTCCTGCAAATCTAATTGCTCAGTTGTGTGTACCTGCTCGCTCATCTGTTTTCACCTTCTTTCCGAAAAGCTCACGTTCGCGCTCGACGGTCATGGTAGCGCCTATGAGAAGCACCTTTCCGACCGGCGTTTGCACGACCGGATAGAATCTATCGTTATCGTTCATAGTGTGACCTCCATGCTTTGCATCAGCTCTTTGACGGATACGCCGGACAGATCGGCGACGAAGGAAAAGTGCGTCCCATGCTGACGGTACACGGCCCCGCAGGTCGGGCAAATATGCACCGTGGCGGCGTTCATAAGCGGTGTATTACAGCGGGCGCAGTATAGAAGCTTCATGCGCTTGCCCCCTTACCTGTCAGAAGTTTAATTGCATCTGCATCGTCGAGATCATAAGTTGCGGATCGCATTTCTTTCTGGGCGTGTTCCCTTGCTTTTTCGGCGTCTGCCGTCAGTTGAGCGCGTTTCGCTGTTTCTAAAAAGCACTGCACGCCCGGTGCGTCATAGTGCCC